AATGGCACAGGGTTAGACCTGTGACATCAGGATTGCGTAAATCTCTTGTAGCATGGTTTTATGGACCTCCGTATTCGTAAAAAGAATGAAGTTTATCTTAAAATTGAGGCAGAACCTCATATTAATTATGAGCTAGCAGATTACTTTTGTTTTGAAGTTGAGTCTGCAAAGTATATGCAGAAGCAACGCCGTTGGAAAGGATGGGACGGAAAGATTCGTTTATACTCACCTGCAACAGGTGAGATCTATTGTGGTCTTTTAGACTATCTTTTAGAGTGGGCGGATCAAAAAGGATACAAATATAAAATGGATGATTGCAAATTCTTTGGACATCCTCTATCACAAAATGATTTTATCACTCCAGAATCGGTCATGGGTTTTGTAAAATCTCTGGGTTTACCTCGCGGATTGAAGGTAAGAGATTATCAGTATAAAGCAATATACGAAGCACTAAAATACAACAGAAGATTACTGCTGTCGCCCACAGCATCAGGAAAATCATTGATGATTTATGCGTTGGTTCGTTTCCATGCAAATGTTGATAGAAATATTTTAATAGTAGTTCCTACTACATCTTTAGTTGAGCAGATGTATAAAGACTTTGAAGAATATGGTTGGATGTCTTCCGAAAACTGCCACAAAATATATGCGGGGGCAGAAAAATATACGGACCATCAGGTGGTAATTACCACTTGGCAATCTATCTACAAGGAACCTCGTAAGTGGTTTGACAGGTTTGATGTAGTTATCGGTGATGAGGCACACCTTTTCAAAGCTAAATCTCTTACGTCTCTGATGGGTAAGTTGCATGGATGTAAGTATCGTATTGGATTTACTGGAACACTAGATGGTGCAAATGTCAACCAGTTAGTGTTGGAAGGTGTTTTTGGTAGGTGCTCTCAGGTTACCAAAACTGCTCAACTAATGGAAGCAGGACATGTTGCTAAGTTGAAGGTAAAGATTGTTCTAGTCAAACATGAAGAGAAACTGTTTGAGGGTTATCAAGATGAGATCGGATACCTTGTAGAACATGAAGGTAGAAATAAATTTATTCGTAATCTTGCTTGTGATCTAGAGGGAAATACTCTAGTACTTTTCAACTATGTAGAGCGTCACGGGGTGCCTCTTTACGAGATGATAAATAGTTACACCGAAAGACCAGTACATTTCGTACATGGTGGAGTAGATGTTAATGACCGTGAAGACATCAGACTACTAACCGAACAATCTGATAATGCCATCATTGTTGCTTCATATGGTACATTTTCCACAGGTATCAACATCAAAAGATTACACAACGTTATCTTCGCAAGTCCTTCAAAGTCCAGAGTTCGCAACCTACAATCAATTGGTCGTGTCCTAAGGAAAGGCGAAAACAAATCTCAAGCAACGTTATATGACATTGCAGATGATATCTCTACAGACAGAGGTAACAACTATACACTCAACCATTTAATGGAAAGAGTCAAAGTCTATAACGAAGAAAAATTTAACTACGAAATCATAGATGTCAAAGTAAAAACTTATGATTAATTACGCAAGACACGATGAAGAATTTTACGGAGTATTCAAACTTCTCAATGGAGAGGAAGTGTTAGGTAAGGCAGTGCTTACAGAAGATGATGGTGAAACTCTTGCTTTCATTCAAAACCCTGTTTCTACTCAGATTGTTACTAAAGAAACTGAAGATGGACGTGCTGTTAGAGGTGTAGGTTTTGCTAAGTGGATGCAGTTTTCTGATGAAGATTTTTATATTGTACAAGAAAGGGATATTCTAACTGTTGCAACAATGAGTAAGGAAGTTTCATTTTTATATGAAGCATATGTTCTAGGAGATGATGATGAAAAAAAGATTGATCCTGAACCTGAAATGGGTTACTTAGGAAAAATTGATGAAGCAAGAAATCTCTTTGAAAGAATCTATAAAAGCTAGAACTTGATCTGAACCCTTACATGGTTATTCTACAGAGACTTGACGATTCTGTCAAGTATGTTATAATATAAACAAAGCAGGTAACTATATGAAAACAACTGTAAAAAAACAAAAACAACATTACGTTGATAATCAAGAGTTCCTTGCTGCTATTATCAAGCATAAGGAAAGAGTATATAATGTTGCAGTAAAAGAAATTCCAGGTCTTGTTGACATGGATGATGATGAACAGTTTACTACTTTAAAAAATTGGAAGAGTCCTAATAAACCCAGAGTGGGAAATTATATTGGAAGTTGCTTTTTAAAAATTGCAACACACTTATCATATCGACCTAACTTTATCAACTACATGTATAAAGATGATATGGTTTGTGATGGCATTGAAAATTGTATTCAATATATTGATAACTTTAATCCTGCAAAATCTAAGAATCCGTTTGCATACTTCACACAGATTGTGTACTATGCATTCTTAAGGAGAATTGCAAAAGAGAAAAGACAGTTAGATATCAAAGATAAGATTCTTGAGAAGTCTGGATATGATCATGTGTTTACGGTTGACGGAGAAGGAGGATTCGAGTATAATCAAATGAAGTCCCGTGTGGAGATGAATTCAAAAAGATAATTATGTTTCCTTACATTGTATATGACAATTTTTTTGATGATCCTGATCTTGTAGTTGACTTCGCAAACTCATTAGAATATAAGATGGGTGATGGTTCTTGGCCAGGAGTAAGAACTGATGATATAGGGTATCATCATCTTGAATTTAAAAAATTGATTATGGATAAAATCTGTAGGATATTTTATCCTGACAGCAATTATCAATGGTATGCAAAAACAGTATTCCAGAAAGTTGAGGGAATGCATGAAGACAAGTATCATATAAAAAATCGTGGTTGGATTCATAAAGATAAAAATCGTCTAATTGGAGGAATTATTTTTCTTAATAAAAATCCAGAGGAAGATACAGGAACTTCACTTTATAGATCAAGAAAAATGATAATTCCATTTAGTGAAGAACATGATAGTTGTAAAAAAAGATGGTATACTGGACAACATGTTTCGGATGAGGAATATGAAAATTTTTATGACTCAACTCCAGAAAACTATGAAGAGACTTTAACAGTTAAAAATGTATACAACCGATTGTTTATGTTCAATGGCAACTCCCATCATGGTGTTAAAACATATGGATCTGTTGGTAATACGAGATTAACATTACCATTCTTTTTTTCTTCAATTACTCATCCTCAGTACGGTTTTCCCACATACAGATAATGAAAATTTTATTGATAACTGATCAGCACTTTGGTGTTCGTAATGATAACCAATCATTTATAGATCACTATAGAAAATTTTACGGTGAGGTAGTTCTTCCATTCATCGATGAAAATGATATTAAAGATATTATTTGTTTGGGTGATACCTTTGACAAACGTCGCTCTATTAACTTCATGTCATTGGAAGCGGCAAAAGAGATGTGGTTTACACCTCTTCAAGAGATGGGTGTTACGATGGACATGCTTGTAGGGAATCATGATATTTATTACAAGAATACTCTACGAGTTAACGCCCCAAGTGAGTTACTTGGAGAATACAACAACATCAGAGTCCATACTAAACCTACCACTTCTGTTTTTGGTGGTCTTCCTATACTCCTTCTCCCTTGGATTTGCGATGAAAATCGTGCAGAAGTACTTGAAGAAATAGGAAGTACTGAAGCAAAAGTATGCATGGGTCATCTAGAACTAAATGGGTTTGAGGCACACCCTGGTCATGTAATGCAACATGGTATGGATGCGAATACTTTTTCTAAATTTAAAAAAGTATTTTCTGGTCACTATCATATGAAGTCTACTAAGAAAAATGTAAATTATCTTGGTAATCCATATCAATTATACTGGAACGACTATGGATGTAAGAGAGGGTTTCATGTATTTGATACGAAAACTTTAAAAACTACTTTCCATAGAAATCCCTTTGACGTTTTTCACAAACTCTACTATAATGGTGGAGTTACTTTACCTGATGAAAATGATCTTAAGGGAGCATTCGTCAAATTAATTGTAGAGGAAAAAGGTGACTACTCAAAGTTTGACTATTTTGTGAGTCAACTTCAAGATATAGGTCTTGGTGATTTAAAAATTATTGAAGACTTGGGTGTTGAAGTAAATGACTCTAAAGTTGTAGAAACCGAAGATACGATGACTCTTCTTGATAACTACATAGATGGAATAGATCTTAAAGTGAACAAGTCCAACATTAAAAATGTTATGAGATCCTTGTATATGGAGGCAGCAGAAATTTAATGTTCGTTCTAACAGACACACAATCGGGTGGTATCTATGCTGTAACTAGTAGAGATTATAACAAGACAGTGACTGTATTCGAAGATCGAGATGATGCTGAAAGATATGTACTATTATTAAATGCTGAAGATTATGAAGATAATTTAGAAATCACTGAAGTAGATTCTGCAGTGATAGCCATTAATTGCAATACATACGGATATAATTATTCTATAATAAAAAAAGACGACCTTATTATTCCCCTGTAATGATTACATTTGAAACTATTCGCTGGAAAAACTTCTTATCAACAGGAGACCAGTGGACTGAGATTAATTTTTGCGAATCTACATCAACATTAATTGTAGGTTCTAATGGTGCAGGGAAATCCACTATGCTTGACGCTCTGTGCTTTGCTCTGTTTAACAAACCCTTCCGTAAAATTAATAGGGGTCAACTAGTCAATAGTATTAATGAAAAGGGAACTAAGGTAGAAGTTTGTTTTTCTATTGGTAAGGACGAGTATCGTGTATTCAGAGGAATCAAGCCTAATGTATTTGAACTTTATAAGAACAACAAACTGGTTGACCAGGATGCTGCTGCCAAAGACACACAGAAATATTTGGAGCAATCAATCCTCAAACTCAATTTCAAAAGTTTTACTCAAGTTGTCATACTGGGATCGTCAACTTTTGTCCCCTTCATGCAACTTGCAGCAGCTCACAGACGAGAAGTTATTGAAGATTTACTTGATATCAACATCTTCTCAAACATGAATCAGATCTTGAAGGACAGGGTTCGTACTGCTCAGGGTCAAAGTAATGACTGTGGACATATGCTCCGTCTTTCAAAGGAAAAATTAGAAAGTCAGCAAAGGTTAATTAATTCTTTGCAAGAAGTCAATCAAAATCGTCAAGAAGAAAAACGCAAACGTTATAATAAAAATTCCGAACGTATTAAACAAGTAAAATTTAATCACATCAAACTTAAAGATGAGATTGTAATTCTCGAAGAACAGATGGGTGATGTAGAACCTCAGAAAAAATTTATTCGTAAACTTCGCCAAGGTCAAGCAGACAAAAAGTCTGAACTAAAACTAATTGCAAAAGATCTAAAATTCTTCAAAGAACATGACACATGTCCTACTTGTAGTCAAGACATTGCTGGATTGTTTAAGCAAAAGAAAGTAAGTACAATGTCTAAGGCAGGTAAAATTATTGCTACTGAGATTGAAGGATTCTCTAAAGATATTCTTGAGGCAGTAGAAGTTGTTACCAAGATGGAAGAAACTTCTTCAAAATTATATGAGGTTCGTAGTGACGCTACGGCACAAGAAAGAGAGATCGTTCGTATTGAAATGGAAAATCTTGATATCTCCAAGCAAATTATAGAATTGCAACAAAGCACTCCTAACATTGATCATGAAAAAGAAATTCTTGTGAATTTTCGTAATCATTATGATGCTACTGAAAAAGATTGTTCTGCAGTCAGTCAGCAATTAGACGAGTTTCAAGTTGTCTCTTCTCTCCTTAAAGATTCTGGGATTAAAAGTCAGATTATTAAAAAATATATTCCAATCTTTAATCAATTAATTAATAAGTATCTTCAGTCAATGGATTTCTTTGTTAATTTTACTCTAGATGAGGAATTTGATGAAGTTATCAAGAGTCGTTTTAGAGATGAGTTTTCTTATGCATCCTTCTCAGAAGGAGAGAAGCAGAAGATTGATCTAGCACTTCTTTTTACTTGGCGTGAAGTTGCTCGTATGAAGAATAGTGTCTCCACCAATCTACTCATTCTCGATGAAGTATTTGATAGTTCATTAGATGCTTCTGGTACTGGAGAACTTCTCCAGATTCTTCGTGGTCTTGGAAAGGACACCAATCTGTTTGTTATCTCACATAAAGGAGACATTCTTGTGGATAAATTCTTGCGAACACTGAAGTTTGATAAGATTAATGATTTTTCAAAGATGTCTGACGAGTCCTAAATAAACTTGGTTGGGGGAAAACTTTTGCTTTCTACACAGTACAGACTGCGCTTAGAATTTATTTGTAAATGTATTGCAAATGGCGAAGAGGTAAAATTAGACGATATGATCTGGGCAGAGAAACTCGCTAAGTCTCATACACTTGCTAGAGACTGGTTGCAAAAAGCACGAAGACAATCTTCTCAGCAGATTGAAGAAGGTAGTACCGATGATTTTCTGAATAGGATGGGATTAGGAGATCCCGACCCATCCAATCACAGAAAGGGATTTACTAGTGCTGACGATATTAAGAGTTGGTTTCAGCAAGACAAACCTGATGATTGGAGGCAACGTGACTAAGAAACAATACAAACAATTACTGCTCGATCACTTCACAGAGCGGTTGGATAAACTCACAGCAAAGGAATTAAAGGAACTTGCTGCGAGACACACATGAAGGATTATGTCTGTGTCCCCATGTGGGATCCTATTTTCAAGATGATGCGCTATCATTGGGTGCATAAGTCAGAAAAGGATCCTGAGCAATTCGTGAAAAATCTCAACCCAGAGCAAGAAGTTCTATGAAACAACTTTTCCTAGTTCCTGCTGGCGATGGTAGATGTATCACTCATGATGGACACGTTCAAATGGGTAGCTTCAATCATTCTGTAGAGAAGCATCTAGAGTTATGTCCCGCCCAAGATTGGCAGGTAACATATTGGATGCCTGATCCTCTAGGGTTGCGATACAAGAGAGCAAACTTCCAGCACACTATGAAAGCAAACGAAGGTTCTGCTAGAACTGACAATGCTGGTGATAGTCGTCCTAGAGATTTTCCAGATCAAGCAACAAATAGATTAGAGAGAACATTATGAAAATGTGGGAGACAAAATGCGTTGGGTGTGGTAAAATGACAGCAGCGAATGAATGCCCTCAAGTAGGACATCAAGCACCTGATGGT